TGCACCTTTAGGCTCTTCTTCTGACTCTTCTGTTTCTGCAGCTTCGCCCTTTTGCTCTTTGAGCAACTGCTCCAGTTCTTCTTCTTCCATTGCACGTTTTTCTTCGTTAGTATACTTACGATTTGCAAACGCTACTTTTTTAGGTGACTGCATTTCTTCAGCCATGATTTCGGCTTCTGCCATTTTACTTCTCCGTTGTTGGGGCCACCGTAGCCATGCACCTGTCGAGGGAGATGGGGGATGAGTAGCCAACATATGTGTGGATTATTTTTTAGAAGCTAATCCACCTCGCTTCATCTTCTTCTTAGCTTTGGGCTTTGGCTTTTCAATTAAACCACCTTTAGCCCGTGGGCCAGAGCCGTAGCTAAATGAAGGCGCAGAAAAGTCTCTGCTACTGCTGCCACCGCCCCTACCACTTTCTGAAGAAGTATCAGGAGTGGTACGTGGTGCTGAAAAGTCTTGAGAAAAACTTGACTCTCGTGCAGCAGCAGCAGCAGCGTCATCATCTTCCTGTTGTCTTCGCCTAAAATCGGCTGCCAAGTCAGGAGTAGAAGCTACATTTGCATCGGCTTCAGCTTGTTGCCTTGCTGCAGCCCTTTCTGCTGCTGCTTTTTCTGAAGGATCACTACGAGAAAGTACTGAATCTACATAAGATGGTCGTGTGCGTTCTAGTGCTGCTCTACTTCTAGCGGCTGCTTCAGCCCGTTCTCTTGCTGAACTTGCAATAAAATCTCTAGCTGCCGATGGGCTATCTTCTCCTCTACCTGTTCCCCTAATACCCGCATCTTCTCCGGGGTCGTCATCTTGAATACGGAAGTCACCACCTACAGGAGAAGTAATATCTGTGCCGTCGCCAAACATATCGGGATCATCTGCATACGCAGCACGCTCCATGTCTGCTTGTCTTTTTACAATTGCCTCTGCTACGTCATCAGGCAAGGCTTCATAAAAATCTGCGCTATATGGCCTTGTGTCTAAACCTCCAGCTTTGTCTTTAAAACGGCTGATACCACCAATAATACCGCCGCCAGACTGTTCGTGGATACTCATAGTAAGAGGGTCAATAAGAACTCCATTTTTACCAATAATTAATCCTGTGCCTGTAACTTTACCTTGCATCTCAGGTTTTAAATAACCACTTCCAAATGTACCAGATAAGCCTTCTCCAAACCCTTCGTGTTTAAGACCTAACTCTCTAGCTATGTCATGGCGTTTTCTTTGCATATCAAAAATGGCTTTATCTTCAGCTTTTTCTGCGTCTGTTCTACCGTCGTCATCTTGGCGAACACGTGTACTTTGTGGAGTAGTAGGTGTTACAGTTGTATCCTCTGTTTTAGTAGCATCTGGGTCTACAAACTTATATCCTTCAGGGATAGGGTATATAGGCTGTCCATTTTTAAATGGTATACGCAGTTCTGCCCCAGCATCATTTCGATATAAACGTAACTCATCATACTGACCGGGGTCTTGTCCTATTGTTTGTGTAAATGTAGGTATTTCTTCTGGCTTATATTGTGGCAGAGTAGGAACGGCAGCTTGCTGTGGTGCGGCTGTATACGTAGGCTGTACAAACTGTTGGGATGCTGCTTGCATTGGCTGCTGCTGACCAAACTGTACTGGCTGTTGCTGCATAAATCCTGTTGTTGGCATTACTGCTTGTTGATAACCTGCAATACCAAGTTGTTGTTGCTGTGGTGTGCCGGGAACAAAACCACCTACATTATACTGTGGTTCATCAGCCATGTCAAGATCATTAATGTCAAAAGGTAAATTATCTGGCATAGTAGCTTCTTCGCTATTGCCCATCTGACCCATCTTATCCATTACTTGCAAACCAAGTTTAGCTTCTTGCCGCATACTCATAAGATTACCAAGACCAATATAGCGTACTACATCTGCAGGGAATACAAACTCACCTTCACTTAATTGTGCTGGTATATCATCTCGTACTTCTTCTTGCATAGAACCGGGTGGTACATTATTACCTGATACAGGGTCTACTGTGCCGCCTTCATCTCTAAGACCGCCTTGTTCAAACATTTCCATTTGTTTCTTCATAGGTACTCCACCCTCTGCAAAAAAGTGCCGTAAAAATGGCACGTTTTGAAATCGTCTTTCTTTGGTTTCTGGTGATGGTACGTCATCTCCAGTATCTACTATGTCACCGGCTTGATCTATGTTTTGATTATCTGGATCAACAGGTTGTAATTCATCAAAAGTTGCTTGTGCTGATGTACGGCGTTTATCAGAATGTTTTACACCGGGATTTAAAAATCTATCTGTAATGCTATCTGAAACTTGTTTGGGGTCTTCGCTTAATTTAAAATAACCTTTAATAGTACCCGCATTCGACGCCCCTATATTTGTAGAAAAATTATAAAAGGGGTCTTGCGTATTTTCGCCAGCATTAACCATGTCAAGAACATAATCTAGCTGAGATTCAGCACTATCTGTTTTATTTGTTTTTTCTAAATACTGTTTATACCAAGTTTCATGTCCAGCACTTTTACCGGGATCATCAAATTGAAATAAACCGTATGCACCGCCTTTAATAAAATTAGGATCATGCGCCTTGCCTGATTTTGTTTGGCGTTGTTGAAAGTCAAAAGAACCACCTGTCTCAACATCAATATTACCAACAATACCTGCAATAGCAGCGTTACTAAGACCTCGTTTTTTTAGGTGATTAATTACCCGTTGACGATTGTTTTTATATTTTTGTTGCCGTCGTGCTTTTACTGCTTTAACTTCTTCAGCAGGTTTAGGAGTTGGCCGTTCCATTTATTTCATCCCTAAGATATTTAAGTTTACGAAGTGCAGCAATTGCACCTTGCGATCTATGCATTAGTATTACGTTATCTGCTTGCTCTAGTGCTTTGTGTTGCTGGGATATTATAAAATCCAAATAATCACTGAACGCTTCCCACTGGTGGTTGTTGTTGACCACCGGCTTGAGGCGGCTGAGTATTTGGTCCTTGTTGTTGCTGTGCATTTCCACTAAATCCTTGTTCACCCGGTACTGGTGCCTGTCCTGTGCCTATAGTACCGCCCCCTGCCCCTGTTGGGTCATTAGGATCGGCACCTGCAGGCGCACCTTGTCCCTCTGCAGGGGCTTGAAACTGTTTCATCATCTCTGCTTGCAGAGCAGCTTCGCTCATATTGTTGGTTACTTTATCGGGGTCAAGATCAAGAGACTTTGCAATCTCACGGATTACGTACTGAAACTTTGCAAAAGGTGCTAGTACAGGATTACTAGCTATTCCTAAGAATTGCATTAGGCGTTGACTACGCACTTCATTAGCCATAAGACTTTCTGTGCCACGTGCTTTAACTTCAAGGTCACCTTTAATACTAGGGTCAAAATCAAACTGCATATTAAATCGGAAGAAACCCTCTCCCAATGGACGTAGCAAATAATCATCTACGTTCTTAATAACAGTCTTAATGCTTCCACTAGCTGCACCCATAAGCATAGATATACCAGAAGCAGTTCTACCCACACCAGTGATGCCTGTTTGCCCGTGCGAAAATGATGGTAGTCCAGTGCTTTCATCTGATAGTTGTCGTGCCTTATCAAACAACATCATGTTTTCACTAGACACATTTGGAAACTTTGTGCCGAAGATAGCCTGACCGGGTGCGCCACCCTGCCTACGGAATATCTTACCGGGATACAAAGACATGTCTTGCCCCGGCACTAGATTAGTTTCGTCTACTTCTACAATCAAGTTACCAGACAGTACAGCATTATCAACAGCCATACGCATAAAGCCATTCATCAATGTTTGCGTATCATCCATGTTTTCGGCAATACCTACACCAAAGAAACTATATGGATTAAGTTCGTATGGCGCAGCTACATATGGAATCTTAGCTGGTTTAAATGGGTTCATAACCATGCGAAGAAGTTTGTTATTACAAATCCAGATGTTTGCCTGTAATTCGTCAAACTCTTTTAATTCTTCTGGTATCTCAACACCATTTTCTTCAAGCATTTCTGTATCGACCATGCCCCAATACTCAAGCACTTCAAAACGATCAATGCCATGCTCTGGTGCATAGTCAGACAAATCATCTTCCCAATATTTTTTATCGTAGCTTTCCCCTAAAGAAACGGCCTCATCAATTACTTGCTCTCTAAAATATGGACGGCGTTTTAGATTGCGTACTTGTGTGCGAGACATCTTATGACGTTCAATTACAAACTGCGCCTCATCCATATTATTTGCATCAGGGTCAGGATAAAAATTCCACACAGAAACATGATTAACTTGTGGAACAGTTTTAAACACGGGATCATACTCACCTGCGTCATTCCAGTTTGGATATTCTTTATCTGTGGCAAATGGACCTTTCATAATGCCTGTGCCAAACAAAGCCATTTCAAAAGAACTACTGCGAAGATTTTTATTAGCCCCTGATTCTTCTAGTTGATCGTGTATTTTCTTCTGCATTTTTTTAGCAGCTATCATGGCTGGACTAAATTCTATAGCTGTAGGAGTTTGACCCGGACCTTCTTTTAGTTTATCCTCTACGCCACTTAGCTTCTGTTCAAGCGGTCCTAGCTGTTCTAATAGAGTTGTAGCGGTAGCACCCGGCGGTAAGTCACGACCATCACCTACAAAGCCGTAGGGGCTTGATAGACTAGTGTCTCCTTGTAACTGTGGTGGTTCTTTAGGATCAAAGTGAACGTCGGCTACTACGCCTTCTGGCAGTTCTGTAGGCTCAATAGAAAGAGGAAACTTATTATTGGCAAAGAGAACATCTACGATCTGACCGTATGCGGCCAGTGTTTTTGTTTTTGTTACCTTAATAAATACACGAGATTTTTCAGCTTCAGTAAATTGTACGTCTGGGCCATACAAACCACGATAGTTACGATAAGCCCGAAGCCAACGCTCTTCATCTTGATACCTATAATCTTCAGCACGACTATATCGCTCCATTACATATGGAATAATCTTAGATACGTCTGCGTCTTGAACTACACTATCTTTAGTATCTTCTAAAGCAATAGCGTCGTCTTCGATCATAATTTCATCTTCGTCCATAGGTTTTCCTTAATATCCAAATGTAGAGTCGGCTACGGGCATTCCAGAACTTGGTCTACCATGCGGGTCATAATCAAAAATACTAAACCGGGGGCGGGACATTATACCATATCTTAGTGCATCATAAAGATGGTCTTCAGATTTTGTGTCAACATCTTCTGGATTTTTCTTGTCCAGAGGGATGGCCGGTAATTGTGATATGACCTCTGTGCAGCTATTAAAGAATACAAGTCTTGGTTCCTCTGTAAAGTCGTCTATCTGTAATCTACGATGTATCTCGTTTTTACCTGCTACACGACTACCACGACTTCTATCAGATGGTCGCCAACGACAGCCTTTACTAATCATTTGCTCCGCAAGAGAAGGACCAGTATCGCCACGCTTGTGCCAAAGACTGCTATCCAAAACACCATACTTAATATTTCCATCTTCGGCTTCCAAATCCAATATCATATCGGCCAAGTCTGTGGCCAAAACCTTACTGACGTATAATTCTCTGTAGACAACCAACTGTTCATCAGGCGCAACGGCAAACCAAATAACACCAGAATAACTGCCGTAACCATAGTCACATGCACGAAACTTGACCCAGTTGTTAGGGATACTAAAAGGTTCCACAACATGAACATCCCTATTAAACTCAGTAAACGCTGCACCTTCTTTGATGTCCCAATCGCCTTCAAGAAGCTGCCGTCTTTGCTGCTCTGGTAGTGACAAAAGCATTGCTTCGTAGTCACCTGATTCGGATAGGTAAGGATTATCAACAAGTCTCGCAGGGATAAATCTCCGCTTGAACAGAGGTCTTCCCGCTTTACTGTGTCCGGCAGGATATCGCAACACTTCGTTAGTTTCAATGTCTGTTGCATCAAAAGCCTTGTTATATGCAGCAGGGTCAAT